CGCGCCATGAGCCGTCCGCCTCCGGACAGCGTCGAGGCAGCCTGCTCTGAGGGAAGGTCCGTCCAGATGGGACGGCCCGTCGTGTCGACGGCACCCCACATCGACGGCTCGAGGACAGAGTCGAGCGCCCAGCCGGTGAGCCGGTACCGCCGGCCGGAGGCATCCGTGTCTGACACGAGCTTCCGCAGCGCCTCGTTGAAGTCCACCCAAATGCCGCCGTTCGCGACGGTAGTGGTGCCGACTTCCTGACTCTTCGTGGTCTGCGCGACGTACGTGCTGAACGGCCCGCCTCCGGCTGTACCGGTAGGCCCGGCATCGTGCAGAGCGGCGAGGTCAAACGCGATCGCGAACGCTTCAGCGAGGGCGTCCCGCATCGTCTCCATGTAGCTGCCCGGGTTCGCGCGCACCACCTCAGCGGACACCACGAGGATAGCTGCGAGCTTCTTCGGGGTCATCGTCTTCAGCGTCATGCTGCCGGCGGAGGCGGGCTTCAGTGCCGCCTCATCCACCCACCCGGCGGTCGGGCGGCCGGTGACGAACGGGATGGACTCTCCGGTGATCCCGAGAGGGATGCGTCGCACGAGCTGCTGTACGACGGACTGCCGTGCGGCACGCTGGAAGATCGGCTCAGCGATGTGCGAGGGCAGGAATCCGGAAAAGTCAGTGGTCTTCGTTGCCGCGGTGACGGCCATAGGAGGTCCTTCCGTGATGAGAGGGTTCGGTGTTGAATCCCCATCCCGGGGGACCGCTCCCATCGCGGGTGCGGCGTGCGACTGCGGCGGATGCTATACCGCGCGGGACGTGTGCGGGTTCACCCGCGCTGTCTCTTCCCGCCGGCAGCGTTCAGGAGCATCTGAGCGAACGCAGAGTCCTCCGGGTGCGTGAGGGAGGACTGACCTTCTCCGTTCCCGCGCGGACCCTGCCCGATGTCGAAGCCTGACGGGTCCTTCGGTGCCGGTGCTACCGCCTCGACCCACTGCGCGATGGCGCGGGCGTCAGGCTCGAGGTCCTCCCCGAGGAAGCGGGACCGGTCCAGTCCGTCGAGGAGCGCATCGACGTTCAGTCCGCGGCCGGCGGCAGCGGTGCGCACCTCCGCGTCGACGAGGCGGTGACCGACGGTGCGGAGCGTTTCCTGCCGTGCTTCCTCTGCGGCGGCTGCCCGCGCTGCGGCGACTGCCTTCTCCTGTTCCGTGAGGGATGCCGCCTGCAGCTTCTCGAGCTCGCTCATGTTCCGCTTGTTCAGGTCCTCGACCTTGCGCTTCAGGCTCCGCTCCTGCTTCGCTTCCGCCTCCCACTTCTTCGCTTCTGCCTCCCAGTCGGTGACTGCGGCGGGCTGCTGCTCCTGCTGCTGCTGCTGTCCGCCTTCTGCAGCTCCGGTTTCACTCATGCTGTCCTCCCATCGCGGGTGCCCCATCGCGGGTGCGGGCACAGTCTGCCTCACCGCGGAAAGAAATCTGCGTAAGGGTATATACACCGGCGGTAATCTGGTGCATACTGGGCACATGACCGCACAGCAAGTCCTCGAAGCCAAGTCCGCCCGCACGGCGCACTACATGAACGCTGACGGCATCCCGGAGTGCGGAGCCACCGGCTCCTTCCTCATCCGCCGGGTCGCGGATGCCTCCGCTTACGTGACCTGCTCGAAGTGCCGGAAGGCTCACGGACAGGTTCACATGACCGGAGCCGGCACGCACAGCCGGCCGGTGTTCGAGACGGGACGGCGGGTGTACGGGCGATGACTGAGACACGCACCCGGTACATCGTGATGAGCCGTCAGACACGGCCCGGCTCACCGTGGGGGTACCGGCACAGCAGGAAGGTGCACAGCACCGCGGAGGACGCCCGCGCATACCGGGACTGGCTGCGTGACGTCGAACGGGGACCCTGGGAGCATCAGGTGTTCACAGAGGTCGAGACTGTCACCCGGACTCTGACACCGGAGGCGGCTCAGACAGTCCCCACCGCGATGAGCGGAGACACGGAGCAGCCGCAGCGGTCGTGACCGAAGTCGGCGGACTCCGCCGTGCGGAAGACTCCGTCGGCGACGGTGAGACACCACGGACAGGCACGTGCGTCCGGGTCACGGCCCCAGCCATCCACCTGAACGTCTGCCTTCCGGAAGGTCACGTCACCGGCGCGCCGCGCTGAGGACGTGCTCAGGTTCCGTGCTACCGCTTCCGCGCGTGCGGCTCCGGACTGCAGTGCCGCCTCCGGGCTGTTCCCGCCGGCGAGTGCACGCCAGTACGCGATGAACGGCTCACGCGGGTCCGCCGTGTACGGCACGTCTGTCACCTTCACTGAGGGAGCCCGGATCTGAGCGAGCGTCGCGTAGTACCCGACTCCGGTGTGCACCGCCGCGGCGTGCGCCGCCTGCAGAGCTGCACGTGTGCCGGCGGTGAACCGCGGCACGTCCGCTTCGTCATATCCGGGGAGAGACGCCCACTGTGCAGCGGTGAGCCGTGCAGCGCGGGCTCCGATGAGCGCGATGCGGTTCTGGAAGGTGCGGGTGAGGCGGCGCGCTGACGGACCGGTCAGCACGTCACGTCTCCTCGAGGTCGGCGGCGTCCTCCTCCGGCAGTCTCAGCGACGTCGGTACGGCACCGGTGAAACGGACTCCGGGGAGCCCGACGCGGGCGGCTGCGTCTGCCGGGTCGACTCCTGCCCGGACCGCGACGCCGAGGGCGTCGAACCGTTCCCTCATGCTGCCGGCGGCGTCATCATCGGGAGATGCCGGAGCCGGCGGGCGAGCGCGCTCCGGCACCTCCTCCTCTGCTGCCGCCCCGGACAGCAGAGCATCCGCAGCACGTTCCGCTTCCATGCGGTCGACCTGCTGCGGCGTGAACTGCAGAATGTCGGTCATGACTGTCCGCCACGGCACACCGGCAGAGCCCGCCTTCACCGCCGCGTCGTAGCGTTCCGCGAGACTGAACCGCTCCGGAGACGCCCAGATCACTTCCATGTCCGCACGGTTCCCGCGGGTCGTGTCACCCTTCAGGAGGAACGCGAGGGACATCACCTGCTCCCAGGACTGTCCCGCCTGCTTGATCCGGTCCGTCACTTTGAACACGAGACCTTCACGCGCGAGTGAGGCTCCTTCCGCGGAGCCGTTATTCGCTTCCGGTGTCAGATAGAACAGCGGGGTGCGGGTGACGGCGGCGAGGTCCTGCACGTCGTCCTTCACAGCAGCCCGGATCGGTGTCAGATCCACCTGCTGTGATTCCCACAGCTCCGCTGTCTCCGGGAGCAGCCACAGGGAGCCCGGGCTGTAGTCGAAGATGTTCGAGTAATCGATCTTGTTGCCGTCTTCATCCCGCGGCTCGACACCCTTGATCGCGCGCTGACGGAACGCCTGCAGAGTCGCGACCTCGAGCCGCTGCAGGACAGTGAAACTGATGCGGTCGAGGAGACCGAGGTGCGGTTCGAACTCGCCGCGGCCGACGTTGAACAGCGTCGGGTTGTTCCGGAACGGGACGCACGGCACCTCCGTCCGGAGCGCGGCCGGCAGCTCGAGCACACCGTCGGGGCTCCAACCTTCTGCGCTGATGACAGACACCGGTTCACGGTCGCCGTTCACAGTCGCGCTGAGCGGTGAGGAGCCGTCCGCGCGGAAGCGGTACACACGGCCCGGCAGGTACACGTACGCGACATCATCCCCGGATGCGTCCCGGTACATCTTCAGACCGGCGAGTGTCTTCCGACGGCGGCGCGGGTCCTCCTCTGTGATCACTTCGCGCGGGTCTTCCGGTGTGATGAGCGGCCGGACCGGCGCGCCTTCAGGCACGTCCGGGTCAGCACCGACGATCACGTAGGCGTCCCCCATGCTGAGGGAGGCACGGTGCACTAGCCCGGAGTCGGCGTCCAGGTAGTTCTCCTGCCACATCCGCCACGCTTCTCGGTCTTCGAGTTCGTCTCCTTCTGAGCCGGTGCGGAAACCGGCCGGTGTCATCCGCTCCTGCACCGCTTCGATGACGAGTTCCGCGTAGTTCATGCGCGCCATCTGCATGAGGTCACGGAACGCCTGCCGTGTCGCTTTCCCGGAGAGTGCGGGTACTGCCTGCTCACCCCGGAAGTACAGGTCCAGCGCTTCGTAGCGTGGGCGGCGCGCGATGAGCCGGTCCCCGAGGCGCTTCAGCCACCAGCCCGGACTGCCGGGTGTCTGCGTGTCTACCGGCACGGGTTCAGCGGGCGCAGCGGGCAGCGGTCTGCCACCCGAGGAACGGCAGCGGGACCCACGGCGGGCGGACCGGCGCGGCGTGACGGGTGGTGGCGGGATGAGTGAAGAACCGGCACATGCTGCACAGTCTGCCTCACATGCGGGCGGAGGTGCCGCACAGAGATTCCTGAAGATTTCCGCCGGAGGGTATAGACAGGGAGTATCCGCCGGTGTATATTGAACACATGACCGCACCACGCATCCCCGAGCCGGGCGACTACGTCCCGCACCCTGTCACCGGACATCAGGTCCGTGTCCTCTCCGTCACGGCGGACCGCGCCGGCGTTCTCGTCCGGTACCGCGCCGGAGACGCACACTTCCGTGCCCTCGACGTGCCGGTCCCGTTTGACCGCGTGTCTTCCGTCGAGTGGGTGAACCGGTGAGCGCCGCGGCAGAGGTGCAGCCGTCCGCCGCTGAGCGTGAGCTGTTCGACGAGGCGCTGCTCCGGGTCGGGTACCTAACCGCAGAAGAGCGGGACCGGCTGCAGGGAATCACACCGTTTCACGTGATCCGCACCGTCGCGTGGCTGTGGCGGTCGAATGAGGGCCGCATCGAGTTCAACACGGTCGTGAGCATCCTCGCGGCCGCAGCAGAGGAGGAGTGATGACCGCTCAGAACATCGTCGAGGTGCACTGGACCACCCGCGGCAGCACATGCCGGTACGGGTACCGCATCATCGCTCCGGACGGAGAGGTCCTGTACGTCTCCCCGTACCGGTGGAGCACAGAAGAGACAGCACAGGCAGCCGGCGATGAGGACGCAGCAGAGTCCTGGCCGGTGCAGCCGCGGCCCGTCGGCCGTCCCCGCGTCGGTACCCGCGTCGAGGTGTACGTCCCGGATGACGTGATCGCCCGCATCGATGAGAAGCGCGGCAGTGTTCCCCGTTCCGCGTACATCCGCGAAGTTCTCACGGAGCGGTTCAGCGGGTAAGGCTGTGCGGTCATGCGCCGCATCTTCACGCTGCTCACGCTTCTCCTGCTGCTCGGGTGCACACCACCCGGGCAGCAGCGCGTCGGGTGGTATGACGCACAGACAGACACCGTGCACCTCGACCCGCAGTCCCTCGCGCGGTGGGAGGCGGCATACCCCGGGATGGCTGCCTGGTGGCAGGCACATGAACGCGGGCACCGGACGTATCTGCGGCTGTTCCGTGCCGGGCTCCTCGACTACGGCCCAGGGTTAGTCGGGCAGGAGCGCGGGGCGCAGTGCGCAGCCCGGGCGGAGCTGCAGACCGTACCGGCGTGGACGGAGCCGACGGCGGGTTACTGGGAGTGCCCGGAGGACGCGCTGCGGGCGTTCCGGCAGGTTTCTGAGGAATCTTCACCCTAGGGTATATACACCGGCGGAAATGCGCCGGTCATTCCCGACCCTCCGGGTGTTCCTCGACCTGGCGCTCCTCCGCTGCCGTCCGCCGGCTCCTTAGCTCCTTCGCGTCCCGGGGACCCTTCCCAGGTTTTTTCGGTCCCGCCTATTGACAACGGATAAGCGGGGGCGCATAATGATGAAGACGCACCCGCCCCGATCCTGAAGGGGTGCCCACCCAACACCGGGAGCGTGACGAGCAATCGTCAC